TTCTGCATTACCGCAGATTCGGCTTGGGGTGGTAAGATTGTGATCGGCATCCGCCCGGAGATGGAACAAGAGTTCTTCAACGGCATTGATCCGTTCACGAGACGCATGTCCAAGGAAGTCATTCTTCCCTTCCTGCCTCCTATCGTCAAGCAACGTCGTGACGTGGAGATGGGAGCCAAGCAGAAAAAGGCTTACGAGCAGATGCGCGACCAGATGATCGCGGAAGTTGCAGACGGCGATATTGTCTACACTACCTCACCTCTGACCAAGCTGACCCGTATGCTTCAGTTCTCTTCGGCTTTTGCTGAAGTGGAGTACCGGGATGTCTATGATCCTAGACAAGGCGCTGTCGTAAACAAGGCGTATGTCCGTCTTTCAGATCCATCGTGTAAGCTTGACGCTTTCATGGAAGATCTGGATGACTTCGGTGACGAGTCACTGGTAGTCTTTGCAGTTTCCTCCCAGCTTATCAACATGCTATCAGCACGTCTGACAAAGCTCAAGATCCCGCACGGACTTATTACCGGTGATCAGGATGCCAAGGAACGTCAGATGCACATGGCGAACTTCCAAGAGGGCCGTACAAAGTACATTCTCTGCACGATTGCTGCCGGTGGTACTGGTATTACCCTCACACAGGGTAGCACAGCCGTCTTCCTTCAGCGCTCTTGGTCCATGATCGAGAACCTTCAGGCAGAGGCGCGTGTCCACCGTATCGGCTCCGAAAAGTACGAATCCATCCGGATTCTCGACTACGTTACAACCGGGTCCAGTGAAGAGATTGTGTTTAAGGCTGTGGCTGAAAAGTCCGACCAGCTTGAGTACATTCTCCGCGACAAAGAACTGATGAACAAGTTCCTCAAAGGGGAACTGTCAGAAAAACCACCAACGAAAGAAGACGAATGACAGAGGCACAGACGGTAACGCCTGTCAACATTGAAGAAATCCCGCTAACTCCTGTACAGTTCAGGAGTGACGTAAAGGCGGTGCTCATGGACTCCATGGGCGGGGAAGGCTCTATCGTCCGTAGAGCGCGTGTAAGCACCGAGGGGGCCGGAAGTATCGAGATCCCTACGAAAGTCCTTGAGGGGTCCGATCTGGGCCTGCTGAAGTGGCTCTACCGGAACCAGCACGGCACGCCGTTTGAAGGTCCGGAGTTTGAGTGGTACTTTGAGGTACCGGTCTTTGTCTCCCGACAGATCGTCAAGCACCGCCTCTCGTCAATCAACGAGGAATCCGGCAGATATCGTGAGATGGAAGGCGTGTTCTACGTCGTTCCTGAAGAGGGCCGTGACGTTGTTCAGATCGGCAAGACGGGAAACTATGAGTTCACCGTAGGCCGACCCGACCAGATTTCTGCCCTTCGCTGGGTTCAGAAGTCTCAGGCGGAATCCGCATGGGAGAACTACCAGAAGCTCATCGGTATCGGCATCTCCAAAGAGGTTGCACGTATGCACCTTCCGGTCAGCCTATACTCGTCCATGTACTTCAAGGTGAACCTCCGGTCGCTGCTGAACTTCGTGGCGCTCCGTAAGGACTGGGGACCGGATGCTGTACACGCTTCCAAGGCTCAGTACGAGATTGCATTGCTCACCGAGCAGATTGTTCCGGTGATTCAGGAGAAGCTTCCCAACGTCTGGGATCTCTTCGTGGAGAGCGGCTACCAAGCCGTTTGACATACAAACAAAGTTAGGCTAGAATGGGATACAATACAGAGCCTTTCTTGGGGAGGAATCCGGAGTCGGTGTCTATCACCAACTCCGAGATTCAGACCTTCAAGGATTGCAAACGCAAGTGGTGGCTTGGTACTTACCGAGCGCTCAAGCCGAAGAGCAAGACCTATGTCGGCCCCCTTACACTCGGTATCCGAGTCCACAATGCTCTTGAAGCTTTCTACACCACTGGAGTCAATCCGGTGGATGAGTACGAGCGTCTACAGCGAGTCGATAACAAACTTTTCGAAGAGAGTATCGATGCCAGTTCTGAAGACAAGCGCAAGAAATTCAACAGTGAGGCCGAACTTGGCCGAATCATGCTTGAAGGCTACATGGACTGGATGGCCGAGGAAAATCCTGACGCGGACCTAGAAGTGATCGGTGCTGAGAAGAAACTCTCAACCCGCCTTGAAATGGACCCGCGTGTGGAACTAATGGGAAAGACCGACCTCAAGGTAAAGCGTGCCTCTTCCGGGAAGCACGCCCTGCTTGACCACAAGACAGCCCAAACATTCAACATGTACTACGAAACTTCCCACATGTCCGAACAGCTTATGCTGTACGTGCTGCTGGAGAAGATGGACAAAGTAAATGGTGATCCACTGGTAGACGGCGGAATCTACAACCTTATCAAAAAGGTCAAGCGTTCCGCCAGTGCCAAACCTCCGTTCTATGAGCGGATGGATGTTCGATTCAACGACAAGACACTTCAGTCGTTCTGGATTAGGACAATGGGCACGGTTCGTGATATAATGGAACTACGAGACCGGCTGGACGCTGGCGAGGACCACAGGTTCTACGCTTATCCCAGCCCTACCAAAGATTGCACTTGGAAATGTCCATTCTTCCAAGTATGTCCAATGTTTGATGACGGTTCGTCTGCGGAAGCAATGCTTGAAGAACTCTTTGAGCAGGTTGATCCGAATGCGCGTTATGAAGATGAAAACGAAACATAAGAAAGCGGTACTAAATGTCCGATAGAGCACTAAGTATTCTTGTGCATGGACTCGCCGGAGCAGGTAAGACTACCTTTGCTTCAACAGCCCCAAAACCCCTTCTACTACTTGACGTAGAGATGGCCGCACGATTCATTCGTGGTCGTAAGATCAAGTGGAACCCACTAACAGAAGCCCCTCCCGTTCATGACGGAACTTGGGATATCTGTGTGGTCTCCGTGGATGTCTTCGACAAGGCACAGAAGGCGTACGAGTACCTGAAGAGCGGTCGTCACCCGTTCAAGTCAGTTGTGGTAGACTCTATCTCTGAACTACAGTCTAAGGCTGTAGAGAAGATCAAGGGTCGTCAGCAGCTACAGACTCAGGACTGGGGAAAGCTTCTTTCCTCAATGTCGTTCTTCTGCCGAGATCTCCGTGACCTTACCGGTGACGACGACCAGATCATCGAAGCTGTGATCATCACCGCCATGTCGAGAGACTACGACGGGATCATCAAGCCTTACCTTCAGGGCCAGATCGCCTCACAGGTTCCGTACTGGATGGACATCACAGGTTACCTGTACGTCCAGCAGGTCGCTGATCCCGCAACCGGCGAGATCAAGGACACGAGAAACCTTCTGGTAGGAAACCACCCGAACTATGAGGCCAAGTCTCGTGTTCCGGGCCTGCCAACAGTCATCGAGTCCCCGAACGTGGAAATCATGCTCAACAACATCTTCGGTGAAGACGTTGTGGCCCCGAGCGCGGCGGATGTAGTTCCGGCAGACACCAAGGCACCGGCACCGGTTGAAGAACCTGTAGCCGCTGTATCGGGTCAGCCAGCACCTCCCAGCCTCTAAAACTCCCTCCAATATAACTGAATAACAAAACAAAAACAATACACTGATAGGAAAATACAGAATGCCAGCTAAGTCTTGGAAAGAACTGATGAACGACGCCGAAGAGGGCGCAAAGGAATTTGCGATTCTCGATGAGGGCATGTACGCTTTCGTCATCAAGGACGCAGCAAAGGTCGGCCAGACCTCCAAGGAGAACCCCAAGTTCACCATCAACCCGTCCGTCGAGTCCGGTCCCCGCGCCAACGCTCGTGTCTTCCACGATTTCATCGTGTCTGACTCCGCATACGCCATGAAGAACTTCTTCTTCGGTGACCTCTCCATCCTCGGTCTTGGCCCGTCGTTCTTCGACGGTAACCCGTCCGAACAGCAGATCGCACAGGCTCTTCAGGGCCGTCGCTTCGTGGCTGAGGTTTACCACGAGGAAGGCAACAACGGCAAGACCTACGCTCGTCTGCGTAACTTCGCCGCTCCGACTTCCGCACCTCCCGGTGCAGGCGTTCCCGGTGGCCTCCCGGTTGCTGGTGCCCCGATCTCTCAGGCGGCTCCGGCTCCTGTCCAGCAGGTCGCGGCAGTCGCTCCGGAATCTCCGTGGGCCACTCCGGCTCCTGTAGCAGCACCGGCACCGATTGCAAGCAACACGGTTCCGCTCCCGCCGTCCTTCGGCTAATCACCACCCTCTAGAGTGTGGCCCTGTGACTTCGGTTGCAGGGCCACACTTTTCCCTATACACTAAAGAAAAGGTCTAATTTGTCCATCGAGCAGGTCCGCCACTTCAACACCACTTTCGGCGTCCACATGTCCTCAACACCCACCACCCGCGTTCCGGCAGCAGGTCTCCGGTACGAACTGATCCGCGAAGAATTTGAAGAGTACGCTGTTGCCGTATCCGAGCTTGATATCGTTGAGATGGCTGACGCTCTCGGTGACATCCTCTACGTGGCCCACGGTGCCGCACTGGTCTTCGGTGCCGGTGAATTGCTTACCACTCCGCATGTCAGCGGAAACCATGGATACACTCTTGCTACAGCCGATGGCCGGAAAGAGCTTCTGGGAGACCTCCGGTACGCCATCCTGTGGAACGATCTTACAGTCCTCGGTGAGGTTCTGAACCAGATCGTAGAGGACGTGTATGCGCTCGCATCGGGGTACGGAATCGATCTGGATCTCATTGTTGACGCCATCCACAAGTCCAACATGAGCAAGCTTGGCGAGGACGGCAAGCCCATCTACCGTGAAGGTGACGGCAAGGTCATGAAGGGTCCGGACTACAAGACCCCGACCGATGACATCCGCAAGCTAGTCTTTGGAGACAACTATGCTCCAGCTAGCGAATGACCACGAAAATCTCCGCGCTAAGCTAGTTTCCCTCGGATACAACGGAGACCACGCAGACGATGAGAGCGTCATACAGGCCCTCATAGCCGTGCACCTAACCTTGCAGACCTTTGAGCTATCTGAGGACGCCAGAGGGGCCGTTCTGGACCTCCTGAGTACCACTGAGAGGGCGAAGATCGACGCTGTTCCGGAGTTCCCGGAGGATGCTTGGCAGGGCTTTGATTACGGCAACGTGAAGATCATGGATTTTGTCCGGGTCAAGCGTGACGCCTATGATTCTGATACCGGAGTCAAGCACAACGGTTTGGTGGGCATCCTCACGCACATGCGGGGCGGTGTCTGCACCGTAGAATATATCGGATTGGCTTCCCGAAGCAGCCAGCGCCACTCGATGGAGAAACTAGACTCCCTCAAAGGCATGTACAATAGAAGACTATCTCAAAAATCATAGGAGTACCTAAATGGTGACTGTTTTTACCAAACCCGGTTGCGTTCAGTGCAACGCTACCTACCGCGCCCTCGACAAGAAGGGCATCCCCTACAACTCTCTCGACATCTCCGTGGACGATGAAGCGCTGGAAAGGCTCAAGGCCCTTGGATTCCAGCAGGCCCCGGTCGTAGAATCCCCTATCGGTAGCTGGTCAGGCTTCAATCCCA